AAATTGAATACCATAGTTATATACTCTAACTTCACCCCCAGTATTTCCGGTTTGCCCGCCATGTGTTGTTGGCCAGGCAGAGGCGCTAGGTGATGTTCCTCCTCCGACTGTGCTGGGTTGTCCGCCGCCCAATCCTCCCGAAAAGTTCCAAAATGTGTGTTCATGTAATGTAATTTGATCACTTTGCGAACTGCCAACAGCAGGACCAACATAATTTGCATCTACTAATGACGTACCTGTCCCTCGCAAGAATGCTCCACGCAAATCCGGCAATGACAAGTAAGTCCCAGACGTGCTTCTGCTGCCGCCAGTTGCGGCATCCCACTTTTGCCCCCACTCAATGCTTGTGGATGCGTTTGACCCATCACCTACATATATTGCAGTCACCAATGCTGCATACGTTGTTGTACTGACCCGGCTTCCATCACAAATCAACCAACCTCCAGGTGCATTTCCCATCGCAAACGGACCAATCATTCCTGCAGGTATTCCTGCACCGCCGGGGCTACCATATCCTGCTGTTGAGTGGTCACCCCAACCGTGGGCGGTATCCCAATTTGTTATTTTACTTGAAGTTACATTTGATGCATCATGAGCAGAAAAAACAGGATCTGTCTCTGAAGTTAAATATCCTGCTAAAGAATGATCACCCCAACCGTGGGCGGTATCCCAATTTGTTATTTTACTTGAAGTTACATTTGATGCATCATGAGCAGAAAAAACAGGATCTGTCTCTGAAGTTAAATATCCTGCTGTTGAGTGGTCACCCCAACCATATGCTGTATTCCAGTTGGTCGAAGACGTGCCTGGTATAATATTGTCCCAACTTGTCCCATCATGAACCTTTATGACATTAGAAGTAGAGTCATAATATATTGCCCCTTCTGTTGCAGTTGGTGCAGTATCAGTCGGGGTAAGTACAATAGATGGTAATGCTGCTTCGGCTGGGAGCGCAACTGCAGATTCCAATTGGGGTGGACCGGTGCCTGTTTGTGAAATAAGGGGCTGACCCCCTAGTTGTATTTCTGGCATTTGTTTACCTTTATTCTGGTTTTTCTGGCCATATAATATTTTGTTCAAATATTACATTATTATTTATTTCCGGAACATTTCTCAAAGATTCTCTATAAGTTTTCCACGGAACTGAAATAGATTCTTCTTTTTCTAATGCTTGTGTTACTATCCAATCTGTTTCTGCTAATAAACGATTACGGTTATCTCTAACACTTACCCACATTTTTGCTAATAAACTAGCATCTTTTGCAATATCATCACCTATGAAATGAGTCTCAATGGTAATATTATTACCATTACTATCCTGTCCTAAAACTGCCGAAACTTTAGTGTCAGACCATTTAATATTGAAACCGCTACTTATATAATCATTAAGTTGTTTAAGTCTTGCCTGAACATTTTCATCAATGCATTTGACAATAGTATATCCTGTTTCTCCACTATAATCAGTTACAGGTGGATCACCAGAAGTTATAGAATCCAACCAAGCCCAGTACTCAGGCTTCGTAAGTCCTTTTGATAATCTCCTACATTGCCATTCTGTTTCATGGACTTGATGAAGTATATTTGATTTGTGTGATATATACATATTAATTACCTATACTCTAGTTATAGTTACAAAACTGGTGTTGTAACCGTATGCCGTAACTTGATAGTTCATAGCATAACCTATGGCTCCTCCAATTCTTATATTATCTCCATTTCTTACATATAATTGTATATAAGAAGTAAGTATTTGCTCATAGCCTTGATAAGAGGCTGACGTAGCAGCACATATAATATTGTCATTTAAATTTATTGTAGCGTGTCGCTTGCCGCTGGATTTGCTATATGTAATAACTTTAATATCATACAAACCATTTCTTAAACAAATAAATCTATCATTTGCAATAGCAAAATCTTTATTAAAAGCTATTACATTGTTTGGGCTTATCCCCCCCAGGATTGAAAATTTACCCCTCCACTCATCCCATATCAACGTACTGTTTTCGATAGAAGTTGATTCAGTTAGACCACATCTTAAAGAATTGTTTCCAATATAACTCGTATCCCTTGTAACCTCATCCCATGTTTTGCCGTCAGCAGTAACCACTAAATTATTCTGTTCCATGTTCCGATCACCACCAACTAATTCATATAGGAATTGTGTTTCAAATGTCTTGTAGTGTAATGATGTGTGGATTGGTGTTGCTATATCAAATGCTGAGGTTGGGGCTGTGTTAGCAGGTAGGGGATTTGCTCCAAATTTATAACTTCCAAGTGTAATATCACTTGTTAAATGAGAATAATTAACACCCGTTGTAGCATTAGAATCGTTATCAGTTGTATCAATAAATAATTTTACTCCTAAACCAATATGCACATAATTAGTTCCAAAAGAAGGTATTCGATAGGTAGACAACGGCGGCGGGGTATCTCCAGTAATAACTACCTTAAATCCAGCAGGTTCGTCGTTGACGTGTTGGAAATAAATATGGGCGAGGTTTTCGTGCGTAACAAACACATCCCTTGAAATATTTTGTCTCCGGACACCTTTACTTATATATTGTGTCCCTGATTGATTTGCTTGAGGAACAAAATCTGCCATCAGCATATAATCTGCAATGATCACTGCCTTTTCCGGAATCGGAGGCATTTTGGGTTGGTGGAAGGTTATTTTATTAATACACCCGTCGGCATCACTCATTGTATCTCCCAATACAATTCCATCTATCATTCCCTCTGAATGATTGTCTAACATATACCAATGTTTATAAACATGAGTACCATAAGGAAGGTTTTGTACAATCGTTTTTTTAAGGCCTCCTACAGGGTTTACAGTTGATGTTATAGACAACCCGGTACCTATAAATGTAATATAAAGATAATAACCATTTGATGCGTCTGGATTTGACGGACTATAATCTGAGTTGCCTTTTGATATACCATTTGCTACAACAAATGAAGTAAGTCCATCATCCATCACATAGGCAATAGCAGCAGTAGTAGTATCAAGCATACTTGCATCTGGCCAATTAGCAGAACCTGCTCCAGCATTTGCTGAACCATTTCCAAACTCTCTCCAATGAAATGTCTTGGCAGCTTCAGATAATAAATCGTCATTGACTGATGTCGTATGAGTTTCAAACTTGGGATAGAAACTTTGGTTGGGATCATTGGGCTGGATTTTTTCTCCATCAGTTAATGAATCTAAATTTGCAACACTCTTTGCATTTGGTGGCATCATAGTAACAGAGGTCTTAATTGCACCATTGCTGTCTACCCATTTAACAATACGTCCACCATTAAAAGGTCTATAGTAGTTGCTATTAGATGTAAATTTCCACTTCTCCAAACCCAATGAAGTAGTAGTATCTAAATCAGTAATAGCAGACCAAGAATCTGCAGGAACAAACCCATTGAAAGGATCATAATGTTGTGTCGAACCTCTTACCTCTACTTTGTTACCATAAGTAACAACATCTTGTGTAGGAATTTGTATTTGGGATCTAGTTGCAGATGAAGTTATGTCTTGGACTATTAATTCACAACCGTATATATTGATCCCATCAGTTGCAGCATTAGACCTCATTGTAAAAGTATGAATACCCAATGTTTGGCCAGTAACTATAGTAGCAACACTATCTCTATCTACATACCTAGAAGAAGTTAGTTCATTATATTGATCATTTGTTAGACTGCCAAACGTTGTCTGCACTGACGAATTCGAACCTCCATCTATTTTATAAATAAAATTTCTATTTACACTATATTCGGTTAGTGCAAGTAAGTTTAAATCTGAAAAATAACCAACAATTTCTAAATACCAATAACCATTACTTCCTTCTTGAAAACTGATATAGTTTCCGTTGTTATTGTTTTCTATAACAACCCTATCGTCCTCATCAGCAACTGCTCTTATATATTCTCTACCATCAACCGAATAAACATTTTTATTATGAGTTGCAGTCTCTTGTTCCAGAGATTGTAAGGTCTTAAACTTATACCTCTGGCTCCCAAAGTGTGCTCCTATGCGGGGATCTTTAATGGGTTTACTTCCTTTTATATCAGTGTAGTAATATTTTAAACCTGTAGCAGTATGAACATCACCATATGTATAAACATCCATTACATTACCATTAATATCTTTCCCCTCAATTGCAGGATACAATAGTTTGGTAATAATGTACGGGTCGGCTTTAAATATAACGTCAATTTCTCGCAATTTAGACATTAGTGATGGAACTTTACTCATAATATGTTTAACACCCCATTAACATTTATAGTACCTGTAAAATCTACCGGGCCGCAAAAAAATGCATTTGTATTCTCAGGTATTGTTATGTCAGCAGCAAAAGAATTCTTATTCATAAAAAAGTTTGAACCAACCTGTTCAACACCGGTAATATTGCCACCTGTTATACTAACATCTGATCTTTCTAACATTTGACTTGTTGGTACATTATAACCTATTATCTGTATTTCGGCTGTACTAGCTAATGTTACAGTTGCTTTTTCTATTCTAACATCAGTACCGTTATCTGCAACATATGCTGATGATGCAACTAATATACCTTGAACAAATAAAGAAACATTACCCGGTGTATAATTACAATAAAATCTATAATAATCTATAGTATTAACAATAATATCGCTACTATCACTTACTGTGTATTCTTTCTGATCTATAATTTCTGACGGATTAACCGTTCTTGCCGATGATCCAATATACATTAACTTATCTCCAAAACACTTAATGCAACATCAATTGCATTGATTGTATTTGCTATTATTTTTAAAACATCGCCATCCTGCAATGCCATTTTTTGTCCTGACAATACTTCTAATGTTGCATTCTGGGGTACAGATATTTCATGTAATAATGTTATATTTGCGTTTGTACCTGTACTACTTTCTAAAGTTACGGTTACTTTTACACCATTGGTACTTGTATTAGCAATTGCCAACCCCAATATTATGGTTTGTGTAGTCGCAGGGGTTGTATAGAGAAGATCTGCTGCTATATTGTCGACATTTGCTATTGTTTTTAATTTAAATGTTTCAGCCATATGTTATCCTAATGCTATTGCTAATCCGATGCTAATACCGCCGCCGCTGCCACCCCCACCGGGTATTGTTACTAAAATTTCATTAGGAACAACAGGATCCGGTACTGTGGCAATTACTCCTGATCCTGTAAATGTAAGTTTAGTTGCTCCTGTAGATAAAACAGTTGATTCATCTAAAATTTCAAGGGCAGAACTACCTCCACTTGCATAATTTTTTAATCCAGTAGTACCAATATATCTGTAACCTCTCATCATATACACAGACCATGTATAATTTCCTGCGCCGCCTTCTGTAAGTTTACTATCTGGTACTGGTGATCCTTGGCCTGTTCCTGGTGTACCAAACATGGTCCAGACACCACCTTCGTAGTCAAAATACCATTCTTTTCCTCCAGCATCTGGATATAATTCAACCCATTCAGATTTGCTTGATATGTCGATATTACCATTTCCGTACCCAGCATATGCAAAACCAAATCGAACAGAATATTGTCCACCATATGTAAATCTAATCCAATCTTTAAGTATTGTTCCATCATTATCAACAGTAGAACATGCTAACCATGTACGTTGGTTAGGTACACCGGTGTCGCGTGTCATTTCTATAACACCGTGAATATCACCAACACCTGATCCAAGAGTTTCACCAGATTTATATTTGTATACACCGACATCGGCTGTATTTGTTGTTGGCGCAGTTCCGGGAATATTATCGCTATTAATCCATAAATTATGAGTTGGATTAGGAATAAGACTTAATCGAGATTCACTAGTAGGTGCAACAGGAGGACTATAGTCAGTCCTTGCCATACCATAGTTAACTTTCTTATCTATCCTATCAGTTATAACATCATTTAAATTAAAATCTGGCATAATTTATACTTTCCTACGAATAATCCTGTGAATCTTTTATTGATATTGTATCAACATAATGACTACTATCTGCTAATCCTACTCTAACTAATATTGTCCAATTACCTATTTGTGTATTAAATTGATAAAATGTTACATTAGTTCCTATATCTGTGCCAGCAGTACCAGCAACAATGTTGCTGGTAAAATTGGTTGCTCTACAAGTATCACTACCATTACCGTCTATTCCCCCGCTAGTATTTACTCCGGGAAATGGTACGCCTGCTCCATTTGTTAATGCATCAAACCATCCATTAGAACCACTTGTTTCATCCAAATAGACAGGATTACCAGAGAAGTTTTTCCAAGCCCCAGGCATTGCAACCCATAAAGACGATACTTTTCCTGTTAATTTGATAGAGAAATTTGTTATACTATTTCGCTTAAATGCAAAAGTAAAGAATTGTGGATCGGTTGTCGATCTGCCTGTACTTAAATCAGGTCCTACAGGTAAATATCCTGTCGAAAAATCTGTTCTATCCCATCGTATTTTATCTAAATAACAAGCCGCTTCTTTTGTATACTCCAGGTCTGCAGTGGTTTTATCCCATTGATTATTAGTATAGATATCACTTCCAGTATAATAAGCTCCTGTAAAATATTTGGGATATGCATAATCAGTTCCAGTCCAGATAAAATCTATTCTTTTACAATCAGTATCTGATCCAGATACTGCTCCAGCTTCCATATTATTAATAAAAGATGTTTCATCAAATTCAATTGATGTTGATAACCAATACATTATGTTTGTTGTATCTACTAGAGTAGCACTCCAACCATTTACATTAAAGGCAAGTGCTTTTAGTTTTCCGTCGACGGCGGCGTGACCAGCGCCCCCAACATCAACAATAGGTACTGTTAAGGCAGATACAGTAGGAGATAAATTTTTAGAAGGAATTGCACCTACTCCTAACTGAGTATAAGTATAGCCAGTTGGGTAAATGAAATCAGTTTGAGCCATGATTAACGGAGAGTTTGTATCGTTATATGTTTGTCCTGTTAAATCATTTATTTGTAATCCTGTAACTGTTAATGTCGATCCTGTATGATAAAATTTAATACCAGACATATATCTATAAGAACCAGTTCCTTCTGTTACTGTACCAAACGATGCAATAACGGGAATGGCAGTTACATCATCATATACCCATTGAGATTGAGTAGATACAGTTGGCAATCCATGGATTGGATCGAAATGTTTTAATTGGACTGTATTATATCCCGGAGATAGTCCAGTTATGTGAACTTTTGCTTTAAATTGCTTATAAAAATTATCTGGATATGTAGTCGGATCACCAGCATTTGCATCACGTTCTTGTGTAATTTCTAACAAACCCCCAGCATCAATATTTCCGGCACTATCCCATCTATTGATTTTATTTGCACCTGTAAACACTACCATACCATCAATATTATTACTTGATTCATTTACATGTGCTTTCAGTGTACCAGAATATGTTCCATTTGACGGAAATTCGTTTGCCCAATTATTTAATTCATCTGACGTCATGCTATTTATTATCTGTATATTAACATGAGTACCGCCAGTTGGTGCAGAACCCAACAAGGTATTGTCATCTGTGTCTGCACAAATTGCGGTATCAGCCGTGTAGCTCGCCGAAGCAGGAACTGCTATTGTTAAACCTGTTAATCCAGCTGGTCTCGCAGGAGTAGGATTTATAGTTACATAATTTGCTTTTACTTCTGTATCATCAGTACCGCCTGCATAACTATTATCATTTTGTGTTATTAATTCTACATCATATGATTGAGAGGTAGTAAATGTCTGGTCTGGAGGATCAGATATTGTACTAGTTTGTCCGTTGTTAAATGTCCATGCATATGTAGGATTAAGGGCAGTACCATCATCTGTTAGTCCTGTAGAGCTATTTGTAAAATCTACAATATTAGATGCCGTGGATTGCCCTCCGCCATTGATAGGATCATATTTTGTAAAATTATATCCTATTCTAGGATCAACATAACTTTGAGTAGGAGTTGATGTGTTTTGATTTGTAATTTCACCCGAAAAACTTGCCCTAGGATCAACATTAACAGTAATTGTTATTGTTGATGTATCGTTGTTCTGGTTTTCTCTATTATTTTCTGCTTTTAATGTTACATTAAATGTTTCGGATATACCGTCATCTGCTAAAGTGAAATAATGTTCTATGTCATTGAGATAATCTCCATCAACATTATCGCCACCTGTTACAGTTGTGTCAGGTGTTAAATCACCCCAATCCCAAGTATAAGTTGTATCACCCCATGTACCTAAGTTTTGTGTGGTATTTGTAAATTTAACTGGATGCCCGACGGCTGTATTAGTTGCATTTTGAACATTAATATCACCAATTTCATCATTATTACCTGTTGTTGAATTATCTGCTGTAAATGCTGCAATAGGTGTTATAAAACCTTCAATATGATCTGCTTTTTCTAAACTATTGGTCCACCCTACCAAACCTCTTGCAGTTGTACTCCGAGCATAAACTATAGGAGTCCATCGAGTATCTTGTGTGACTGTGGCACCTGGGTCATAGTCATGTGTCCATTTCTGAATAGCATCATGATCTGCCCACGCATCCGGACCGCTACTAATGTTCGCGTTATTTGTTTCAGTTGGATTAGCAGTAGCAGGATATGTTGTGTTGTCGCCAAATTCTATCATCCAATAATGTGCATATAATGTATTAGTTGTATCAAATTCTATTTCTCTATCGGCCGCAGTTCCACTACCTAAATCAACAATTTGATCATTATTTGTTGTCGTCCATAAAACTTCAGGATCAGGTTCCCATAATTGAACAGCGGCAATAAATTTATATTTAAAATAACTTCCTTCTGTAAGACCCGTAATTCCCGAAGCCGATTGACATTTTAATGTCATTGTAACATCAACAGATCCTCCTAGAACATCAGTAAAATTGTAGGTATAAGAGTTACCACTTGTCCAAGTTGTATCATTTGTTACAGGCGTATAAGAAGTACTTTGGGTGGTATTATCAAATTCTAAATCCATATGAGTAGCATCACCGGGATCAACAATAGTAAATGTTACAACCAACGGATTACTTGGTGATGCACTACCTTCTATTGGAGATCTAGTAAAATACGCACCCTGAACATATGTGTTATTATGAATATTTTTAATTGTTTCATTAAGGCCATCGAGTGCATCTGCCACTGATCCGGTAGTACTAATGCCAGATAAAACATTACCGCTTTGATATGCTGTACTTGCCTGATAATATGCACCGTCATTAAATGTTGTGTCAGTTGGTGTTCCTATTCCCATACTTACTCCTGAGCTGATTGTTAGTGTTTTTTGTTGAGCACTAATAGTTGCACCTGAAGTATAACTAATAGTGAGATAACTAAAATCATATAAAATCGGAGCAGTATCATTTTTTCCTTTTATTTGTAAAAATGCTCCTGTTGTACCATCAGATATTCTAACACCACCAGACTCGCCATAAGTAATACCATTAGAATAAATTGCATCATCTGGAGCAATATCAGATAATTCAAATTGATTACTTGCTAATGTTGTATCTTCTAAATTAAAAACATATGTACCGCCAGAAATAAAATTAAAAGAAGTAAGTTGTGTACCGGTGCCGCCTGCTCCGTCCCAAATTTCATATACATTATTATTAACTATTACATAATATGTTTGTATAGTACTTGGTGGTGCTGTTGTTGTTAATATTATACCACTACCTTCTGCTAATGTAACTTCGTCGACTGCTTGTGCTATTAGTGGATTTTGTCCTAATACATTCCATTTTTTAAACGTACTTTCCATTGCAACTTTAACAACGCCCCCAGTTAAATCAGTTAAAGCAAATCCGCTGTCTACATCAAATTGTATTTCACCTACTGACGAAACGCTAACATTGGAACTAGGATCATTTACTTCTGCTACAGTTAAGGCAGATCCACCACCACCACCGGAAAAATTCTGTAAGCCTACTGCGCCATTATATCTAAATCCCTTAAACAAGTATACAGAGTGAGTATGGCTTCCAGATCCTTCTGCTAAAAGTATTGCACGAACCGTACTATTAGGATTTCCAAACATAACAAACACTCCGGATTCATAATCCCAGTAGTATTCTTCGTCCGTTGTTTGTGCATAAATTACTTCATAATCCGATCTTTGTGATAAGTCATAATTACCATTGCCGCCTCCGGCAGTAGCAATAGCAAATTTAGGCAAATATGTTGCTCCATACGTTGCTCTAAGCCAATCACCGAGCCTAGTAGTCGAACTACCAACCGTAGAACATGCAAGCCAAGATCGTTGATCAGCTACCGTTGGATCTCTTGTTAACTCTATAACACCTGCAGAGTCGCCAACTGCTGTACCAAAAGGTACATTTGAATTATATTGATAAGAATTAACAGTATTAGTATTAACAGTACCCGATACCGCAGGTATAAGGTGACTATCAATCCATAAATTATGAGTAGGATTGGGAATAGGACTAATAATGGCTTCGTTGTTTGGGCCTTTTTCGTGATCAAAGGCCGTTCGAGCTTTACCATAATTGACTTTTTTGTCAATTCTATTAGTTATTACATCATTTAATGTGTATGTAGGCATCTATATTCCTCTACGAGGGGTTCCAATCTTCTAATGATATTGCAGTTACTGATTTATCATTTGCTACTCCAAATCGTACTAATACGGTTGGATATGTCATTAATCCTGTGTTTGCTTCACCTAAATCTAAATTTGCATATGCATTTGTTAATGGAATATTAACTGCAAATGCTCCTTGCTGTGCCGGACTGCCTGTTCGCCGAACACCGTTTGAACCATTACCTATAGGAGTTCCTGCACTTGTATTTGCTCCAGGAAATCCTGCGCCGTCATATAATGTACTACAATCTAACCAGCCATTTATTGTACTTGTTAGGTCTGTATTATATTGTGGGAATGCTATATAAAGCGATGTAACTTCGCCTGTAATTTTAATAGAAAATTTAGATATACTATTTCGTTTAAATGCATATGTAAAATATTGTATATCAGCCGAACTTCTTCCTGAGCCTAAATCATCACCCACTGGTGAGTGACTAGACGAAAAATCTTCTAAAGTATGTTGAATTTTATCCAAATAACATCCTGCTTCATTTGTATTCGGCAATGTATCTGTTTGACTATCCCATACATATGTTGTGTACCAATCATTACTACCCGGAGTATATGCAGGATAAGCATAGTCAGTTCCTGTCCATGCATATTTTATTCTTTTACCTGCTTGGCCTGCAGATCCATTTGTTATAATATTAGGAAGATTTGATTCATCTAATGTAGGTGATGTAATCCAGTACATTATGTTTGTTGTATCTACTAGATCTGGACCTGTGCCATTTACATTTTTTGCAGATGCTTTTATTATTCCGTCTATACCAGAACCTGATCCATTTATGTTGACAGCTAAGTGAGGTGTTGTTGGCGAATTGTTCCCATTTGTCCCAAGATGTTTGTTAAGTGGAGGAGTTAGACCTAAATTAGCATAAGTAAAATCTTGGCTTGCAATTGGTGTTCCGTTACTACTACTGATTGTTAACGGCGACGTTGTATCTCTATAAACTAGGGTTGTAAAATCATCTATAGTATATTTAATATATAACAACGATCCTGTATTATAAAACTTAATACCAGACATATATCTATAAGAACTGTATAGTCCTGAGAGTTCTGTTAGTGCAGTATTTAAAATTAAAGTCGGTGCCCGTACGGTGCTTCCGGGTTGGTATATATAATCACGCACAAATCCTACCTTGTCTGTTTCGGTAGTGGTTGTACCATCGTCGTGTTGAAAGTATATATTATTAAATCCGACATAAAAGGCACCGAACGAGCCAGAATAGCCGGATGACATCAAAGCTTCTGCTTTAAATTGCTTATAAAAATTATCTGGATATGTAGCCGCATTACCAGCATTTGCATCACGTTCTTCTGTAACTACTAGTGTACCTGAGGTACCATACGAACCGACCTTGTCAGATCCATCAAATGTTACTGTGCCCCAGTAATGGCTGTACATCATAATGCTTTCATTTATATAAAGAGTTAATACACCCGCATATGCACCATTTGATGGAAATTCATTTGCCCAATCAGACAAAAGAAATGATATATCTGTGCTCGAGCTATGGGTTATTCTGATAACAGGGGTACCGCCTACTGGTACTAATCCGCCTGTGTTATCCTCAGTATTTGCACAAATTAATGGTGACTCGCCGACGCTTATCGGGGCTGCCAATGTTAATCCTGTTAATCCAGATGGTGCTGCTGGATTAACATTTATTGTTATATAATTTGATTTTAATTCTGTGTCATCTGTACCACCAGCATAACTATTAGTATTTTGTGTTATTAATTCTACATCATATGATTGTACAGTAGTAAATGTCTGGTCTGGAGGATCAGATAATGTACTAGTTTGTCCATTATTAAATGTCCATGCATATGTAGGCGAAGTTCCTGTTATACCACCCGAACTATTTGTAAAGTCTACAATATTAGATGCACCATTACTATCTGCTCCGCCATTGATAGGATCATATTTTGTAAAATTATATCCTATTCTAGGATCAACATAACTTTGAGTCGGAGTTGATGTGTTTTGATTTAATAATTCACCCGAAAAACTGGCCCTAGGATCAACATTAACAGTAATTGTTATTGTTGATGTATCGTTGTTCTGGTTTTCTCTATTATTTTCTGCTTTTAATGTTACATCAAATGTTTGAGCAATATCATCATCTTGTAAAGTAAAATAATGTTCTATTTGGTCTCCGGGAAGTCCGGCTTCAGTTTGGCCATTATCTACAATAACTGTCCAGCCAAGTCCATCATCCCAATCCCAGGTATATGTTGTGGCACCCCATTCACCTAAGTTTTGTGTGGTATTTGTAAACTTAACTGGATGCCCGACTGCTGTATTAATTGTACCTTGAGCATTAATATCACCAATTTCATCATTATTACCTGTTGTAAAATTATCTGCTGTAAATGAGGCAATTGGTGTTATATAACCTTCAATATAATCTACTCTTTCTAAACTATTAGTCCAACCTGCATTACCTCTTGCCGTTACACTCCGAGCATAAATTATAGGTGACCATCGAGTATCTTGTGTTATTGTCCCAGGAGGTGAGTCGTAATGATATTGGGTACCCGGCGCTGACCAGCCGCTGCTTACAGATATCCACGTACTAGCAATTGATGCGTTACTTGTATCAGTTGGATTAGCAGCAGGAGGATATATTGTTCCGTCTCCGTAGTCTATCATCCAATAATGTGCATATAATGTATTACTTGCATCAAATGTTATTCTTCTCGCCCCTCCCGAACCACCCAAATCTACAATTTGATCATTATTATCTGCTATCCACGAAACTTCGGGATCAGGTTCCCATAATTGAACTGCGGTAGTAAATTTATATTTAAAATAACTTCCTTCTGTAAGACCTGTAGTCCCTGAAGCAAGTTGACATTTTAATGTCATTGTAACATCAACAGATCCTCCTAGAACATCAGTAAAACTATAATCATAATAATGAACACCCGAACCACCTGCATCTTTCCAAGTTGTATCATTTATTACAGACGTATAAGAAGTACTTTGGGTGGTATTATCAAATTCTAAATCCATATGAGTAGCATCACCAGGATCAATAATAGTAAATGTTACAACTAACGGAGCAGCCGGCGATGCACTACCTTCTATTGGAGATCTAGTAAAATATGCACCTTGAACATATGTGTTATTATGAATATTTTTAATTGTTTCATTAACACCGTCGAGTGCATCTGCTACTGATCCACTGGTACTAATGCCAGATAAAACATTACCGCTTTGATATGCCGTGAGTGCCTGATAATATGCTCCATCATTAAATGTTGTATCTGTCGGAATACCCAACGTTACTCCGCCAGGACCGCTACCTGCAGATAAATCAACTTCTAATTGATCATAACTTACCCAATATGGTTTTCCGTCTGGTTTTGTATAAAGATAGCCGCCTGCAGTGTCTATCGGAGCAGCCGGAGATGAACTTTGTTCAGAAGTAACATGTATTATTCCGCCAAGTTTTGTTTTACCGGTACCATTTGGTGCAAGTGTAATATCACCATTAGTTACAGATATTATGCTAAATCCATTTACATCTAAATCGGCTCCTAATTGTCCAAAACTATAATTCTGTAATCCTATTGTGCTTGTGTATCTCCATCCTTTTATCATATACACAGAATAATCATATACATTACCTGTTTTGGCTAAAAGATCTGCAGGGCCTCCTGATAGGCTACCGTTTATATTCCCTATAAAAACAAAAACACCCGATTCATAATCAAAATAATATTCTTCGCCTGTTGTTTGGGGGTAAATTTCTCTATATCCGGTAAGACCTGATAGGTCAATATTACCGTTACCGTTACCAGATGGTGCTATTGCAAATTTAGATATATATGTTGCACCATATGTAGTCCTTACCCAATTATCTAATCGAGTATTTGCAATATCAATAGTTGAACATGTAATCCAAGATCGATGACTTGTGACTGTAGGATCTCTTGTTAGTTCCATAACACCTTGAACCTTACCTATATCAGGACTAGGTGTTGTGTTACTAGCATTTGAATTATATTGATAAACATCAACAGTACTATCATTAGTAGCTGGTGCTACTGCTGTTATTAAATGGCTGTTAATCCATAAAGTATGAGAAGGACTAGGACTAGGACTAGGAATGGCTTCATTATTTGGGCCTTTTTCATGATCAAAATTTGTTCTAGCCTTACCATAGTTAACTTTTTTATCAATTCTATTAGTTATTACATCATTTAATGTGTACGTAGGCATTTAAATTCCTCAGTTCGCGCCCCATTCTTCAATTGATATTGCAGTTACAGATTTTGTAGCTTTTACTCCAAATCTTACTAATACAGTTGGGTAAGGAGCAGAACCTGTATTTGCTTCACCTAATTCTATATTACAATTTGCACCATCAAGCTCAGTGTCTACCAAAAATGATCCCCGGTCCGCTGGTGTACCTGTGTTACGAACACCATTTGAACCATTACCTCTAATACCATTAGAGGTTAGCGTAGTATTATATCCCGGAAATCCATTTCCTCCAAAATTTAGGCTACAATCTAACCAACCATTTATAGAACTTGTTTCGTCTGTGTCATATCCGGGAATTGCAATGTAAAGTGATGAAACCCAACCTGTAATCTTAATAGAAAACTTAGTTAAACCCATACGTTGAAATGCAAAAGTAAAGTATTGGTCTGATGCAGATCTACCCGAACTTAAATCAGGTCCTACAGGTAAATAACCTATTGCAAAATTTTCCAAACTATGTTGAATTTTATTTAAATAACATGCTGCTTCTGCTGTACTAGTAAGTATAATATTTTCACTATCCCATGTTTTTGTCCACCAATCAGTATTACCTGGAGTATATGTTGGATAAGCCGGATTAGTAGTTCCCCATCCATAATCTATTCTACGTCCAACAGTATTACTACCTACTTGAGCACCGTATGTGGACCCCAAGGTCATTGGTATTTGATTTTCATCTAACACCGGTGTATCAAACCAGTATCGTATTGTTTTTGTTGTATCTACTAGATTTGCAGCATCACCATTTACATTATGGGCGGTCATTTGTATTTTTCCATCTTCGCCGAAACCGGTACCATCCATAGGTACAATTAACGGTACACATGAATAATTGCTATTTACACCAATATCTATATTTGGAATAGCAGTTAAACCTATATCATCATATGCATATGTTGTATCAATTGCTGTAATAGGTGTGCCGGTTTGATTTTTAACACGAACAACATCAGATGTTAATTTATAGGTTTGACCTGTTAAATGTGTTAACTCGGTACCTGTAATACTTAAACTAGATCCTGTATTATAAAATGGAACACCAGACATATATCTATAAACAAAGGCATTTTCTGCTATAGTACCGAATGTCGCTATTGTTGGTACAGTTGTCATAGTATCATAAACAACTTCGGCATAATCAGATTGTGTTGCCGGACTATCATGTTTTAATTGAAGTGTATTATATCCTGGTATAAAGACATACGAACCTCCCGTCTTGATCCTTGCTTTAAATTGCTTATAAAAATCATCTGGATATTTGGCTGGGTTTCCTACATTTGCATCTTGTTCCTCTGTTATGTAAAGGAATCCGTTTGCATCGGCAAACCCAGTGGCATCCCATCCCCCTACCGTCCCAGCTCCGGTAAAGTCAACTTTACCGGAGGGCGCAGATGCATCATTAAGATATGCTCCTAATTCAGCCGTAAATACTCCATTTGATGGAAATTCATTTGCCAATCCACTAAGTTCTTCTGTACCAAATGCTAAACTATTAACAATAACCCTATTAACCAACGAACCTGCTGCCGGAGGAGTTATAGATGCTCCCACAAGGTTAATGTCGGTATTAGTACACATAGCAGGAGAGTGGTCTACTTCTAACTGGTTTGTTGGTATAGCAGTAGTAAGTCCGGTTAATCCATCTGGAGCAGATGGAGTAGACCTTATTTCTGCATAATCTAATTTTAATTCTGTGTCATCAGTTCCGCCTGCATAACTATTAGCATTTTGTGTTATTAATTCTACATCGCGAACTATTGCTGCGGCATCGAAGGTGTTATTAGCATAGGTATGATTAACATCTGGGGTTGAATACTGCGTCCCATCACCTAAATCCCAGTTATATGTAGTTGGGGTTGCTCCTATACCTGCAGATGCATTTGTTGCCATAAAAACATTTGAAGGTCCGACAAGATTGGTGCCACCGGAAACAGGATCATATTTTACAAAATCAAATCCTATTCTATTGGGTGGCGGTGATTGTTGAGTCATATAATCTGGTGTTCCATTTGTACTGGCATTAGGGTTTAAAAATAGACCCGAAAATGCTGCTCTAGGATCAACATTAACCTGTATGGTGGTTGCTGATGTAGTATTATCATTATCGAACTGTCTTTTATTTTCTGCCTTTAATGTTACATCAAATGTTTGGGCGACATCGTCAACTGCTAATGTAAAATAATGTTCTATTGTTTGACCGAGATCACCGGGAAAGCCCGAACCACCTGGAACCACCAAAGGAAGATTTGTATCACCCCAATCCCAAGTATAAGTTGTATCACCCCATGTACCTAAGTTAGCAGTAACATTTGAAAACTCTACTGGATGTCCTTCTTGTATATTAGGTGCATTTTGAGCATTAATATCGCCGCTTTCATCATTATTACCAATAAGAACACCTATTGTATTGAATAATGCTACAGGTTGAATATAACCGTCAATGAAAGTTGGTTTTTCATGCGATTGAGTATTACCAACGCCGCCTTCGGCAGTAACACTTCTGCAATAAAGTTTAGGTGTAAATTGTTGATCTACTGTAATATTGGCACCTGGGTCATAGTCATGTGTCCATTGCGTAATAGTGGCATAATTTGCCCACGCATCCGGACCGCTACTAATGTTCGCGTTATTTGTTTCAGTTGGATTAGCAGTAGCAGGATATGTTGTGTTGTCGCCAAATTCCATCATCCAAAACTCTGTATAACCCGAAGTAGAAACATCAAATACTATTTGTCTATTAGCCTGAATTGCACTACCTAAATCTACAATTGTCGTATTTGTAGTAAAAGCAGGTTCTGGATTAGGTATCCATAAAGTAACTGCTGCATCTTCTTTCCATGTCGTATAACTACCTTCAGTCATAGGTCCGATATGTGGTAAAGTAGTTGTTTCGCATTTTAATGTCATTGTAACATTTATATTTCCTCCTTGGGTTGATATAAATTGTTGATCAATAAATCCAGATGTAATAGTGCCAGCATCATTAAGTACTGTAACAGTATTCCCTGGAGTAGTTATATCGTCAAAAGTCCAATCTGCATGAGTAGCATTACCATTTGACCCTTCACCAGCATAATTTGCATCATTTGGATTACTCCAACCGACAATAGAAAATCTAACAACTAATGGACTTGTAGGTGAAGCACTTCCTGCTGCTACGTTTGGAGTAAATGTTGCTCCTTGAACATATTTGTTTATTTTAATATTTTTAATAGTTTCGTTTACTGCATCAAGTGCATCTGATACTGTTCCTGTTGTATCAACCCCTGATAAAAAAGTACCGCCCGAGACAATAGTATTTTTTTGGTAATATGCGCCATCATTAAATGTTGTATCGGTTGGTGCACCTAATGTTAATCCTGATTGTCCTGGTTGAGCAAGTACAAATTTAAGCGTAGCATTATCCCATGTTAATACTTTTCCATCGTCACCTGCGACTGGGGTACCAACATTAACATCTTTTATTTCATTTATTAATGTTCCACTTAAATCAAATACGCCAGCGTCGCCGCCGTATAGTTCTGATGCATTTATACCATCTGGTATATACGTAAATTTACCTAAACTATCATCAAATCCAAAAAAACCTGTTTTTGACGTTTCTGAAGTAATTGCAGTACCTGGGTTAGAATGAGCTGAGCCGCTGGCATTTGCTGTAAATATTGTTCCTATGGCAAATTCTGTAAGAATACTTACTGTTGTCCAGTCTGTATCACCAAGTGTTTTAATAATATATTCCGTTCCACTAACAATAGCAGTTGCAAAAACATCTGCTGTACCGTCATGCCATTTAAATTCAATACCCCTATCTTTATTATCATCTGTAAATGTATAAACAGTCGATCCTGCTCCTAATGTTATAATCGGATCATCAATTGTTGTAACATTTGAATTAACAGTTGTTGTTGTTCCGCCTACTGTTAAATCACCTGTTATAATAACATTCCCTAAACTATCTATAATCGAATTTTTAATTATAAGTGTTTTTTGTTGTGCCGTATATGTAGATCCCGATCCATTTACTGGATTTGATTCATTATAATCATATAAAACCGGAGTATCATTTTTTCCTTTTAGTTGTAAATATGCTCCTGCTGCTCCATCAGATATTCTAACACCACCAGCCTCGCCATAAGTAATACCATTAGAATAAGTGAGTCCTCCGGTGGTGTGTGTGCCGTCGACTGTTTCTGAAAATTCAAATTGACTATTTCCTGATGGTGTATTGCTTGTATCAAAACGATATGTACCGCCAGCAATAAAATTAAAAGATGTAACTGGGTTACCGCTAGTTGCGGCATCTTCAATAACATACTTGCCACTAGCAAATTTTACATAATATGTTTGTATAGTACTTGGTGGTGTTACTGTAGTTAATGTTATGCCATCGCCTGCCTCAACAGTTATTTCGTCAACACCTGATGCTGTAAGTGGATCTTGCCCTGAAATATTCCAATGTTTAAAGGTACTCTCCATGGCAATTTTTGTAATTTGTTTGCCGCCTGCCGAAACATCTGTTAGTGCAAATCCACTATCTACATCAAAATGTATTTCATCTACAGCAGTTTGAGAAAAGTTAGTAACAGGATCGTTTATTTCTTTTACTACCAACGACGAACTAACTGCCGGTATATACGATGTTAAACCTTTGCCCCCTACATACCGCCATCCTGATACTAAATAAAGAGCCTTACCTGTTAATCCTGCAGGAATATTATCACCAGCAAATGCAAATACACCTGAATTATAATCAAAATAAAATTCCTCGCCTGTTGTATTAGGAAATATTTGATATGCACCAGAGATCGTGCCGCCGGGCATGTTAAAATTTCCATGATTACCGGCAGTTGCAATATAAAATTTAACGTCGTAAGTTGCTCCGTAGGTTGTAGGTATCCAAGAATCTAATCTTGTATTTTTTACACCAACTGTCGAACAAGCAAGAAATGCTCTGCCGCTAGATACAGTAGTATCTAGTGTCATTTCAATAATACCTTTAGTGGTACCCCCGACGGATCCCCATTGCCAAGAATCTATTAGTAAACTAATATTTGTTGCTGGAGCTACTGCTGGTATTAAATGAGATTCTACCCAAAATTTATCTGTACCTTGGGGCATAGGTGATGCAATGGCCTCATTAAGAGGACCTTTGAATTCATGTGCTGCTGTTCTTGCTTTGCCATAATTAATCTTTTTATCTAATCTATTAGTTATAACTGTTTGTGAAATAGCCATTTTAAATTTATCCTTTAAACATCTTCTATTGAAATAGATGTTACTTTGTTATTTACCGCAATACCAAACCTAACTAGTATTACTTTATTGGTAGAATCGCCTGTATTGGCTTCTCCTAATTCTATGTTTGCAACTGCATTTGTTTGATCTGTGTTAATTGCAAAATTACCTTGGTCTACAGAACTTCCTGTTTTTCGAACACCGTTTGAATTATTTCCTGAAATACCGTTGCTATTAGATACAGTATTGGCACCAGGAAACCCTGATCCTCCAAACAACGTCGAACAATCTAACCAACCATTTAATGTGCTTGTGTCATCTGTGTCATATCCCGGGATTGCTATATACAAAGATGTAACCTCGCCTGATATTTTAATAGCAAATCTATTTGCCCCATTTCTTTTAAAACCAAATGTAAAATATTGTATTGCATTATCTCGTCCTGTACTTAAATTAGGTCCGGCAGGTAGGTAATCACTAAAGTCTGTTAGCATATGTTTTATTTCATTAAGATAACAAACTGCTTCGGTTCTATTAATAATTGTAGATAAATTATTCCATGCATATGTTGTATAAAAATCACTAGAAGCATTTGACGAATAATTTGGGGTATCGCCTGTCCAACTATAATCTATTCTTTTTCCTACTGTAGCACCAGTAATTTCTGCACCATGTGTCATATTAATAGAAATAGAAAGTTCATCCAATAATGGAGTTTCGTGCCAAAAATGAATTGGTTGTGTACTTTCAACTTTTGTTCCTTCTCCATTACAATTTTCAGCAAAAATTCTTGCATAACCAACTCCTAGCGATGTCCCACCGGTCAGCCCAATATTTAATGTACTTAGACTTTGTGTAGCCAACACACCCACATTTTTAGGTGGAGGATTTGTTAATCCAATATCGGTATATGTATATGTTTTTTGTGTGAACACATCATCTGCTATACTATTTTCCCATGTTAATGGTTCTATTTTTACTTTTCCATTATTTCTATATGTTTCTCCGGTTAAATTTGCTACAGTAATTCCACTTATTGATATTTCGCCACTATTATTATAAAAAGGTATTGATGACATTATTCTTTTATTGCCCGGAGTAGATTCTGTTATTACCCATCCACCTGCTATAGTAGGAGTGCTTGTTATATTATCATACACAAATTCTGTTATATCTGACGAAGACCCATCGGAATGGGTAAGTTTAATTTCATTATAACCCAATGGTGTACTTGTTTTTTCTACTTGTGCTTTTATTACTTTATAAAAATTTGCAGGTATAGTAGGTTTATTAGTAGTAATTGTATTTGCATCAACATCAACAGTAAGTGTTAGTGTTCCATTGGTTACATTTGTTTGATCAGTTGCATTTAATTGTATTATTCCAGCACCTGCTCCATTTATTATTGCTGTTAATGTTGCTGTATTTGTACCATTAGATGCAATTTTGTTTACATGATCACTAAGTTCTCCTAATTGTACTGTTGAATTTGTTACTCGTACAACATCTGCTCCTGCTGTTATTGTAGTAGTTGTATTATTTGTTGTGTCGGATGCTAGTTTAGGTGCAGTTCCGATAGAAGTTAAACCCATAGTTTTTCCTGATAAATTTGAAGGCGATACTGGCGCCGCTTTGATTTCTATGTAATCTGTTTTTATTTCTGTATCATCAACAAAAGTTGCGGCTCTACCAGGTACGCTTCCTGTTGCAACCGAAGTTGGGCCCGTTGCTTCTAATGTTACACTAAATGTTCCGAGAGCATAACTGTGATTTGATACATTTTGTGTAGAAGGAGTTGTATTATCTCCCAAATCCCATGCCCATGTATCTGTATTAACACTAGTATTATTAAATGTAATCAAACTATAATCATTACCATCATATCCTGTAAATTCAAATCCAATTTGTTGTGAATCATAGTTTGTATGTCCGGTCGAATCGGTTGTTGTTTCGCCGGTATAACTTGCTCTTGGATCAACAGTAACAGTAATTGTAGTTGCTGAACTTGTTATTGGTGCAGTACTATATCCGTTATCTATTATTAATGTTACATCAAATGTTTGTGACACACTCGAATTAGTTGTATGTTCGAAAAAATGTTCAATTACATTACCTGGTGTACCTGCGACATTTGATCCATCATCCACAATTACAGTATCGGCGGAAGTATCACCCCAATCCCATGTATAAGTTGTATTACCAAATTCTCCCATATTTGAAGTAGTATTTGTAAATTCTACTCTCCAACCTTCGGTGCTACTATATCCTGCGGCTAGATTATCTTCAGGGGCATTACTATTACCTGTTGTTGTATCAGAAGTAAAAGTAGGTACTGGTAGCACATATATTTTAATATGGTCATCATTATCTAAATGTCCTATTTCTCCGCTAGGTCCTGCTGTAGGTGCCCATACATATAAATCAAAATCATATTCAATATCTGATGTTGTTGTCCAGGTGTGATCTACATAAGGAATATTAGTTATATCTGCCCATGCTGTATTTGATGTACCTAAAGGATCATTGTTAACAGCACCTGTAGGATATTTTGTTCCGTCACCAAATTCTATCATATATGTATCTGCATATTGTGTATCACTAACTGTATGCTGTATAATTGTACCTGTATCTGCATCATGGGTTGAACATACAACTGCAGGTATAGGCGATGGGGCGTAAACTGTTACATAATTGTCACGTTTAAATACCGCATAACTGCCTTCACTACCTGAGGCATTAGCACTTGTTGCAATTGCTTTAAGTTCAACATTAAATGGAGAACCTACAAAAGTAGTATATGTGTGGGTATATGAAGCATTTGCTGTAGTTACTGTATTTCCGTCTCCAAAATCCCATTCATAACTATTAGCATTATAATCGCTTGTTGTAGTAAACACAACATCTAATGGTGCATTTCCTGTTACTGGAGTTGCAGTAAAAGTAGCATGTCGAACAAATGAATCATTTCTTATGTTTAACATTACTTCATTAACTGCATCAAATGCTTCTGTTATTGTACCTGTTGTATTAAAACCAGTTAATGGAATACCTGTATTAAATGTTTGGTTTTTTTGTAAAAATGCACCATCATGAAAAGTAGTATCAGCTGGCGTTCCTAATGTTGACGTTGTGCCTGTTGCACCTGTTGAACTTATAGTAAGTTGATCATCTGTTCCAGATTGACTTGTTACTATAGAAACATTGTCGCCTGCAATTACAGTCAATGTGTCGCTTGATGATGCCGCTATTATGTCTGCACCCGATGAGCTCCCTGTACCTGTATCTGTTACTGCTATAGTCTGATATGCGTTACCACCTTCAACATCAATATTTAATATACCACCCATACTAGCAGTTGATTTCGATTGATAATATAATTGCACCGGAGCATCCATTGGGACGTTAAATAATAATTGAAAAGTTGATCCTACATTCCCTGATGTAGACACCCCATCTGTATATTCACCTACTCCGCTTGCGCCGCCTGTTGAAGATGTAGAAATATATAATTCGTTACCTATATTAGTACTATCAGTTTGGTTAAAAACATATAAGAATCCTTTATATATTCTTAAGGTTTGTTGTAAATTACCATTTAAATAAAATTGTCCATTTGTAACCGTAACAATTTGTGTAGGTCCTGCGGCTTGAATTCCGTGGCCGAATATAAATTTGGAAGTGTTATTATTCCATACTACTTGTAAACCATCTTCTGCTGTTCCTGGGGTACCTAAATTAGTATCTTCTAATCCTACTAAGGTGCCTACTCCTAGAGAACCGCCGCCTGTTGTGCCAGCATCTGAACCCATTATCCATTTGCTAACACCCGAACTCCATTTTAAAAGCATACCATCAGACCGATTTGTTATATCAACATCATACAAATCTTCTATTGTTGCTAAACCAATTCTGGCATCTACTCTAGTATTAGTATAATATAAATTAGTAGATCCTTCTGATAAATTAAAAGTAGATTTATTTCCGAAATTTGTATTAAAATCTGTAGAATCATACGGTTTTAACCATTCAAATTTTGTATTAGAATGATCGTATGTTAATACATAATTATCCTTAGAAGCACCAACAGCATCAACATCTGCTAAGTCAGGTAAGGATGCTAGTGCTATTCTAGCATCTGCTCGTCCATTTGTAAAGTATAAATTAGATCCTTCTGCTACATTATCTGTATCTTTAGTTGCTAAATCTATATCA